TTTTGCTAACCTTCGTTTCATTTTTTGATTCTCCTCGTATAGTTCTTCATTACGCTCAGTAAGCTTTTTAATTTTCGCTCCATATATTTTTCTATAGAGTAAGCTCCAATTTCTACCTACGCTTTTTTGCTTTATCATCTGTCAGTTTTTTTATTTCTAAATCACAATAATGTTTTATTTTCTCTAGATCCTGTATACCTGCTTTGTTTTTGTAACGGCAAACATATTTAATTACATTACCCTGGAAGAAAGATAAGTCATTCTTTGAAATAAACTCGTAAGGTTGTATATGAAATTCTTTGTAATGATTTCCCCCAACTTGTTTATCTTGTGGAAATGATTCATTAAACATATCTTTACTTGTCATACCCCACACATCCCTTCACATTCATTATTAAATAAATCAGGACCATCATCGTTTTTAAACTTTACTTCATCTAAAGGAACACATTGTCTGTGTACAAAGTTTTTTACTTTTGGGTTATGCATACGCATCTTTTTATCAAATTCTACAGCAGATGCAAATTCTTTCGGTCTATTGTTTACTTCCATACCCTCTCCTTTTAATTGTTTCCTTGTAAAAATACAAGATAATCTTCACCAATAGGGTAATGATATTTATAATCAGTACTTAATAAATGTAGGCTATCTCTTGCTCGTGTTACTCCCGTATACCAAACTTTCTTTTCATTTGATTTTTCTTCATTGTTTTTATGTCTATAACTTGCAGGCCAATTAGCTTTTGAATAAAGTAACACATGATTAGCCTCATCCCCTTTAACGGAATGTATTGTATCTATTATAACATTAGGGTTACCGTCAAGCTTATCTTGTTTATACCTTCTCAATAATCTTAAAAAATAAATAACTTGTCTTGGTTTAAAATTACGTCTAAGGATCCACCACCATTGTTTACTTTGATCTTCATCAGGTAGATCTAAGCCACACCATTCCTTTAAAGCTTTAAAGTTATATCTTGTATAATCCGGTTGCTGTGACCAAAACTTATTGGTTCTATAATCAGAGCTAGTTACTTGTCTGATATACCTATACATAGCCTCAGCTTCTTTTTTCATAATCTCTTTACCATTAGAAATAGCTGTCCAAGCTTTAATAGCTACCCATTGATTCTGATCAAATGACTTACGACCTTTGTTATCCGCAAAATATATACCCGCATCTTTGGCTAATGCTTTTAGTTCATTAACCGTTGTATTTATCCTTCCAAGTAAAAACCATTTACCATCATCTTGTTCAAAAGGTATTTCTTTAAAGCTTAAATATCTTTTTACTGTTCCGTCTTTAACTAAAGGTTCAAACTCCTTATCAACGCTGTCTAAGATACCTTTACGAACTATTTGTGAGAACTGGTGTATTGCAGTGCCAAATCTTCTAGTCTTACGTAACACCACTTTTCGTCCTGGAAAATACTTAGTAAAGTAATTTGTATCCGCACCATTCCATTGGTAAATAGCTTGGTCATCATCTCCAGCTAAATAAATTCTTTTTACATTCTCAGACATCTTATAAATTAAGGACCACTGTAAAGGAGTAAAGTCCTGAGCTTCATCTAATATTAATAGATCTAATGCCGGAAAATCTATCTCATGTAGAGCTCGTTCAATCATATCTGTAAAATCTAAAAAAGATTTATCACTACCATTTTTCTTATAATGTTTATAAGTGTCTATCTTTCTAGTAAATACATCAAGTGATTCTTTTTTTTGTGATTCTTTCTTATAAACTAATACCGGATCATCTAATAAGTTTCTTGACTTATCATACACACCTAAGGACCAATCAACATAAGTAAAATTATCTTGAGATAATCTATTATCAGATCTCTTAACAAAATTATTAGTTAAGGCGTAATCAATCATACAGTCTTTAGTATCAAATATTTCTTCCTCAAAGTATCTTCTACAATATGAGTGTAGTGTTCTAAATCTTGAGAATGATTGTGAATTTAAATTAGGGAAAGCTTCTAAAGCTCTTATCTTAGCAGTGTCTACTGCTTTATTAGTAAAAGATATAAAAGCAATCTTTTCTGGATCAGTACCTTGTTTAAGGTATTTTTTAACAACTCTTTCAATTAAAGTCCAAGTCTTCCCTGTTCCTGGAGGACCAAATATTTTAATTGTCTTGTTGTGTATCTTTTTTTGTTTCTGGAGTCCTAAATTTTGTGTGGTATCCATCATCCATCTCACTAAGTTCTTCTTGGTTATTGTTTTTTGGTTTTATTTTTTGATGGTTAACAAAGTCAGGCATAGTTACATACCAGACGTTACGCTCACCTTCAAAGAAATCATGTTTCTCACATTTAAGTAGTCTAACTGCTTGGTTAACAGTGTTAAATGGAGTTTTACGTCTACCTAAAAAGTCTGCAAGTGTATTACGCTTGAAGTAACAAATATTTACCTTACTATCTAGCACTGTGTAACCATCTTTAAGTTTAGTAAAATCATCTTGTTCAATCGTACTTTCAAAAAATATTTTAAGTGTATTGTATTTTTCTTCCTCTACTGTATCTTCATATTTGAATGAAGTGTTCTCTACAGCACTTTCTAATAGATGTTTCATTAATAACTCAAATGGACTAGGCCCCTTTTTAGGTCTAGGTAAAGTAAGCCAAAAGATTCTGTACTTAGCTAAACATACACGCCATGATTTCTCATCTTTAGTGTCTTCCGGTTTAAATGTAATATGTCTATCTCTAAAATCACACTCATATAAAATACCTTTTGAATCTTCTGTGTAAGTTAGATCTGTAAATTCATTTTTAATATCTGGCGCCTGAGCACCAATTCCAAGTTTTCTAAGCTTACAAGTTTCTTTATCACATATAGAGGATACAAACATATGTTTAGGTGGACAAAAGTATTCATAACCTTTTGTATGTACTGACTGTGCAGTTCCATCACTTTCAGTTCTTTTTAAAGCACCTTTAGGGTGGGTGGCAAATATTGTTTTTTGTCTTTCCCAAGCAATATCTTTTAATTGTTTTACAGTAAGATTACCTTCTGCTTTTTTCATTTCAGTAACACAAACATTAAACAACATACTGTTTCTTTCTCCAGACCAACCTTCTTGAATTACTTTTTGCACACAAGGTGGATAGTCTCTCCAATCTGTTTCAGCATTGTACTCAGTTACTTTATAATTATAAAAATCTTTAGGGGTAATAGTTTTCTTTTTTGCTAATTCTAAAAAGCCGCCCAACATTAAAGGTGTATTGCTATCATCAAACGCATACTCAACTGCAGCATTTGCATTAAAGTAAGGCATCCCCACTGCTTTGTTAAGTGGAAATACTTCTTTAGATAAAAAGTATTCTTTGTTAATCTCTTCTAGTTTTTCTTTTACTTTTTGTTTGTCTGCCCAATCTGAAAAAAATATAAATAAATGTAATCCACCTGACTTAGATTTAACAGGTAGTAAGGGTAATTCGAAATCTTTAATAATGTCTACGTATTTTTTAGATGTGTATTCTTTGTAGTTAGCTGGATCAATATCTATGCAAGACCATTTAAGCTTGTCACCATCTTCCGGTCTTACCCCTATTTGTTTTTTACCATCCACATGACCCTTCCACAATTCTTCTGTGACTGGTTCGTGGATCGTGAGGTAATCAGCTTTTCTCTTACCCCGTTCATCCATCTCCCCCGTCAGAGAGATGGTGATGAACTGGGAAGAGTCGCCTTCAAATAAATGAAGTAACTCTTTTTGCATTAGAACGGTGTACTTTGACTTTCAACCTGCTTAGTCTCAGCAGATCCATCTTTACCGAAGTCTACCTTACCAAAGATATCGCTTTTCTTAGCGGTCTCATAAAACGCTCTTGTCGACTCTAATGTGCCCGACAATTTTGGATCATCTAGATAGCTATCAAATTCGACAACCCAACCGTACCAAGAGTTTTGTGAGTTACTTTCTTTAGTGGTCTTTAGTCTATAGGCCGTTGCCCAAGACGGTGGAGTAAAGAAACCATTTTTACCTTTTAATCTACGACTCTG